CATTCCTCCTTTCTCGGTCATACTCAAGACTCCTACTGATTCGGTCCTTCACCTCTCGGCTACTATGACCTCTGCTGACTTCTATGCGTTCAGCATTGCTTCATGCAATGGTTACCTCTTTCAAGGCATACCGCACAGACCTCCCTAGGTACCACACGTTTCTTCCTCTCCATCCATCTGCCTCATTTATCATGCATGATTCCGTGTAGTTATTGGGCTTTAACATGGGTTGCTGTCTTACCCACATGCATGACCTCATATGAGATTTCTGTTCGTCAGACCAGAGATTTGCCCGTGAGTTGGTATATTCCTCACATCCAGCTTCCTTCAGATTCCATCTCACGATGGACACCCTTGCCTTCGGCTATATCCTTCCCACTACCGGGCGGATTCGGGACTTTAACCCGTTAGAAACGTGCGCCGCTAGGCGCACCACACAAAAACACCCCAGAACCGAAGTTCTGAGGTGTAATATACTCTTGATATTCTCTTTTCCGAAAAATTATCTCTTTGATAACTCCGAACGCCTATTTTCGGGCATTTTTCAAGCATTTGTTCGTTACCTGTGTTTTACACATAAAACCCCGTCTTGTTTCCCGTTGTTTTATTATATCATAACTGCTCGAATTGTACATGCTCCGATTCTCCGGAGAGGTAAAGGTCGCCGATTGTTCTGACCATCTTCTTTCCGTCCACAACATGAATCTCTTTCACATAATATGACTGTCCTCTGATAGCACGACCGCAGATGTTATCGTTGCCCCACGCTGCTGAACGTCTGATGTTGAGTGAACCATCGCAAACGACAGTCACTCTCATTTTGCCCTGTGGGATGATGACCTTGTCCTCCTGCTCGTCCTCTGTTGCCTCGTCTGCCTCCGTATTCGCTCCATTTTCGCCGTTTTCCTGTTCGGTCGGTGGATTTGTCGCCTTGTCCTCGTTTGAGGCGTTCTCGTCGTCCTCTGCGTTCTCCTGCTGTGTTTCCTGCTCATTGTCTCCGGTGACTGTTGCCACGGTCTCACTGTCTACTGTTCCCGCAGGTGTTCCGTCCTCATTGAACGCCGGAATGCTGCCGTCCGGATTCGTCTGCAATGCTCCCTCCGGAACATCATCCGTGAGTGAACCGATGACCTTTCCTGTTTCATCCCAAACAATGAGGCTCTCGTCCTTTGCTGCTGCCTTGAGTGCTGCATCAAGTTTCTTGTATTCTTTGCAGTCCTCTTTCTTGAACTCTGTTCCTTTGCCTAAATAGTATAACATGATTATCCCTCCTATTTGCTCAAATACTTGCTTGACGCATATCCGACAATGTTCTTGTAAACCACATACAACCATTTCACGCCGTTGTGGTCGTTATAATATCCATAGCACTGGACTTTCTCACTGTTTTCCATTACCGCAAGGATTGACTTTCCTGTTCCTGCTCCCGCACGGAGATTCAATCCAGATGCAGTCACCTTGTATGTTCCTGCAAGGCTCTTGTCGAATCCGTGTGCAACATCAACTTTTGTGTTGCTTTTGACTGGTGTTGTGTTGGATGCTCCCGCTCCGGATGACTTTGCACCGTCTGTGAGGTTTGTTGCTGTGTGAGCACCATCATTCAACAGAATATCTCCTGCAAGCAAGTATGCATCCGATGTCAGATATTTGTTTTCTGTCAGTACCTCGAATCCTGCTGCCTTGAGTGCTGCTCGCAGGTTTCCGGTATAACATGCCGTACTCACCTTTTTCAGTGCGTCAATCCCCAGTCTGTAACCTGCACCCTTTACGATTGCAGCGACACCGGATGAACAGTCTGCCTCACATGCAACTGTAATCTGTGCAGGGTCGAAATTTGAATCTGCAAGATTCGTCCAAAATGTACCCCTGTGAGACTGACAATATCCGATTTTATTATTGACTGCTGCTGCCTTTGCCATGCTCGCAATCATCGCTCTCACTTTTGCATTCGGGTGACGGAGAACGCATTTCCATGGTCTACTATACCAATTTATAACCTGCCACTCTGTACCTGTTTGGTCTCCGGCTTTTCCTCCGGAGTATCTTCCTTTTTCGTCATGTCCGCAATTTGAAATCATTTGTTTTCCTCCTTGTCAAAATCGTCTGCTTTGAATCCGCACAATTCCGGATTCTTTTCTTGTATCTTGTCATATATCATCAATCCCGCCACGATTAGAGGTGTACACCACCACATCACCGCAGCAGGAATCGAAATAATAAATCCGGTCAACCTTGTTATGTGTTTCCCGAATTTCGCCTCGTCCGTGTCAGAATAGCAATCCCCGTATTCTCTCATTTCTTCCCGAATTTCTCTGTCTAAATCAAAAGAAATTTTCCAAAAATACAGATTTACCGCCACCCATACGATGACAGCTACGATTGCATATATCAGCACGATTGTGTGTACGTTTCCGGTTACAAAATCACACATCCTTTTCAACCGTTTCACCTGCCTCACCGCTCACAAGCGTCTGCATTGCCTTGTTGCTCTCAAGCATCTTTTTCATTCTCTCAAGTGCCTCGTCGACCATCATCGAAAAAGCCTCGAAAGAAATCACTCTCGCAAGCCATGTGAACCGTGCGACGAACATATCATATACATATCGCAGTTTGATTTGACCTGTACCGCCTCCCAGTTCCTTTTCTGCCTTTGTGACTGCATAGAGCAGCCATTCTCTCACTTTGTTCAACTGTTTGTCTGACGGCATTTTCACGAAAACATATACTGCATATCCTCCCGCTGCACATACCGCAATCAGACCCACAATCACAAACCAATTCTCGACGATGTATTTCATCCTTGTACCTCCTCGTCATCCTGTTCCGGTTCGTCATTGTGTTGTATTTCTCCGTTTGACTTTGTTCCCTTGACCGTTTTCACGGACTTAATGAGTGCCATTGCACCGCCCTCAACCGAAAGAAATCTGAATACATTCTCAATCAGTGTCGACGGTTCTGAACCCATCCGCAAAAACACAAATATCATCACGACTGTAAAGATAAATGCTGCAAGAATCAAAGTGAATACAACACGTTTCATGAACAGACCGGACACCTTTTTGTCATGTCTCTCTTTTCGCTCCCTTATCCGGTACATTCTTTTCAGATGCCGGATTCTGATGCGTCGTTCCTGTTCTGTCATTCTCATGTATTGCCTCTTTTCTGTGAGGTTGATTCTTGCCTGTTCCCTGCCCTCCTGTTATCGGTCGGAATGTTGTTCTCCGTCCAGTCTCTTGTGATAACTCTTGAGTGACTGTTCCACTATGACAACACGCTCTCTCAATGTTTTCATCTCCTCACGGTTCTCTCTCGATTCCCGCTTGATGTCTTTGAGGTCATCTGCAATGTTCTCAAGTTTCACCATCACCATTGTGTCGGTTGTTGCTCTCTGTTCTGCATCTTCCTGTGTGTCCTTTTTCTCATTTCTCTGCTTGGAACAGATTCCGAAAAAGATTGCAAATGCAACAGATACTCCGGAGAGCAACAGGGATAATTCAATCGTCAACGGCGTTCTCCTTTCCGAACTCTGTCGCCTCGAGGTCGTCGGTGTCGCAGTATTTCCGCATGTGGTATTCGAGAACATCCATCTCCCTGTCTGTCTCCTCTACCTCCTGCCGGAGTTCCACTCTGACCGCCTCCTCGATTTTCGACTGTTCAATGATTGTTTGCTGCTTTTTCACGATTGCGGATAGAGTTTCCGTCACATCACACAATCGTGATATTATTTCAAGCGGACTCATTCTGCACCACCGCCAGAGTATGCCTCCCCTGTGATGTATTCATATTCATCCACTGAAATACTACCCTTTGAGACACGCTCGGAAATCTGTTCCTTTGTGAGAGTGCCTTTTTTGTACATTCTTTTGAGACTTTCAACAAGCATTTTCATACTAAATCAACCCCTCCTCAATCAACTGCTGTGTGTATTCGTCAATGACTGCATCTTTCTGAAACTGTGTCACGGATTCAACGATTCCTGTTGTGTTGGATGCAACAACCTCCTGCATGAGCGTCAATCTGTCATATTCCTCCCGTGACATCTCACGCTCCTCTCGCTGCCATCCGGTGATTTTCTTTCCGTCTGCATCCTCTTTCGTTGCTTTCTTGATATTGCGTCTCTGATATACCGTTGTCGGTGACGCTGTTGTGTCGAACTCCTCCGGCTGTTCTGCCTCCGTTCCGAACACTTCTCTCCATTCTTTCATGTTTTTCTCGCTCCTTTCGCTTTGAATGTTTGCTAACTATTTTCTTTAATTTCTTAACATTCACATAAGGCTTGACCCTTTGCAGGTACATGTCGTATGTGTCTGTATTGCTCAAGTAACCCATGTATGACAGAATTGCGGTTGCATCGTACCATGTGATTTTCTCTTTCTTTGCGACACGGTTGACTTTCCGTGTGCAACTCAACATGATGCTTTCCCGCAGAATCGTCTTGTCGTGATAGAACTGGAATCCCATGAAATCGAGTGGTCTCCCTTTTCTCTTTCCGGTCTTTTTCTCTGTGTAATCGAACCGGAACACCTGCCAGTTTCCTTTCATCTGCAAGTTGAACTTTTCTCTCAAGAATCTCTCAATCTCCTGCTGCATCCTGTGGAGTTCCTTTTTGTTCTTTCCGAACACCACCATATCATCCATATACCGGATATAATGCACCGCTTTCAACTGTTCTTTGATGAAATGGTCGAGAGGCTGCAACATGAAATTTGACAACCACTGCGATGTGTAAAACCCTAAAGGCAACCCGACCCCGCTCCCGTCAATTATCAGTTCGAGGATGTACAACATTCTCTCGTCTCTGATTTTCTTCTTGAGCCACGCTTTCAAGACATCATGGTCAACACTCTCGAAAAAGTGTCGAATGTCCATCTTGAGAACATATTTGCAGTTCTTTTTGTCTCGCTGAATCCACCTCTCGATGTACCTTTTCCCATAATGAGCACCCCTGTTCGGTACGCTCCCACACGAGAACTCATACATCCCTTTCATGAAAATGTCATAACACGCAGAGACGACAATGTGGTGAATCACCTGCTCATAATTGTATCGAGGTTTCTCAATCATTCTCACTTTTCTGCTCGTTCCCTCGTTGATGCAGACTTTCCCGTGTCTTGATGGTTTCCATGCCTTTTCCGGATGCGGTACGTCGTACCCCTCCGGTGCAGTGTTCTCAAGTTGCTCGACGACGTTCTTGACATGTCTCTGAATGTTGGTCGGCTCTAATATCACCGCAACGTCCGGACGCTCTGTCTTGCCCTTTGCTGCTTTATGAAATTTTTGCTCAACATTGCTATGTTCTAACATAGGCTTGTACAGGTTATTGACGGATTTATTTCCCATCTTTCTTATCACCTCAAGGTCTTTCTGATATTCTTACTCGACCCTGCCTGCATCGGTATCATTTCCACTGGTTAGGTGTATTTCAACACCCTGCGGTGTAGGAAAAAGGTGTGCTTTTGGTTAAATGCTCCATAATTTGATAAGATTGGCTCGCCACGATGTTCGTGTTCACGTTCGTCGCAGGGTTGTTCACATTCCAGTACGACAAACCGCACTTCGACCCGTGGCCACGGTAGCCACCGAACAGGGCAACTGCAACGATCGTATTGTTGAACCATAACCCATCACATTCGTATGTGGTCTCACTTCCGGATGCAACGGTCGGGATTCTTCCGATGTCGGATGCCATTTCCATTCTTGAACAGTAGCCTCCGGATGTTCCGGACGGTGTCAGTCCTGTGTTTGTGTACCCCGCACCTGTTGAGTTGTACGGAGGAACTGCTTTCACATGATACACTCCGTTGATAAGCAGCAGACCTCTCAAACGTTTCCAGTAGTTCGCAAAGAAGTTCTCGCAGTAAAATACTTTGACTGCCTGTGTGGTCGATGTATAACCGAAAAACTGTCCTTTTCCGTTGAGTGTTCCGGTCTGCAAGAAATTGTCGGACTGACTGTTTCCGTTTCCAAACTTGCCTTGTGAGTTGGTGCTGCATGTAATCATCGTACACATTTCATACATGAGGTTGATTTCAGAAAATGACTGTTTATCCCATCTGTCACCGTTCTGCTTTGCTGCGGTCGTCTCCTGCTCGTCTGTCATGGACGCTGTCGGTGTGAGACCGGAGAGTGAACGCATCCTGTTGTTGACAACCGAACCCTCGTACATCGGGAAATATGTCACAGGCAGGACATTTCCGTCTGCGTCGGTGTGTGCGTATGCTTTGTATGTGTCATCGTACTGCTCCTCACAGAACACAACAAAATGATAATTGTTCTGTGTCCATCTCTTGACCCAAATCAGAGGAATCTCGGACATTGCATTTCCACCGTATGATGTTTTTGTGATGTCCGATGCTCCTCCGTTCAGCTTGAGAGCATGGTTTTCATGATTCAGTTCATAGTCAACCGTTCCGTCAGTTCTTACCATGACCGGACGGTTTTTCTTTACGAACCAAATATCTCCCCAGTCTCCATAATCGAACCCGCCTCCTGCGAAATTCATTCCTGCGGGTGTCATTCCAACCGCATCATAAAGATATTTGACACGGGTTGCCGGATTGCTGTCGAGGAGGTTGATTCTCATTCCGTATCTTTTCGGTTTTGCTTTTGCGTCCTCGATAATTTTCTTTGTGTTGGAAAGAATCTCCTGCGACGTGGATTCTTTCGCCATGAATATTCTGTCACCTGCTGCCATTATTCACTTGCCTCCTTTGTGATTTCCTCAAAATACAACGTACCGTTTGAGATACCCATTCGATACTTGATTTGTGTCGCATCGTCCTCCAGTTCGACAGTCGTTGCCAGTGCTTTCATTTCTGCAAGCAACTCCGTTCCCTTTTTGACCATGTCGTCATAGTACGTTTTTGCATCTTCGTCCATTCCGGTCTTGATTTCTCTGACCTCCTCGATGTCAAATGCGACAGGGAGGCTCATGAACTCGGTCGAACCGTTACCGATTCGGATGATTCTGTGACCGCTTGTCGTGGTTTCGAGACCCAGTTCTCCATCATCGAGAACCCTCTTGCTCTCCGTCCACTCTGCGGTCGTTCCCTTTTTCAGAGTGATTGTTGCTGTTGCCATTCTTTTTCACCTCTTTCTCAAATTGTGTGTGACGTTCCTGCGATGTACTTGTCATAATCGGTCGTGAACGGTGTTCCTCCCTTGACAAGCAGGAGGTCGGTTGATTTTGGTGTTCCTCCATCCACATTGATGTTGATGTCCGTCTCAAGTTCTCTGATGCGTTCATAATAGTCTTTGACTGCTGCCAGTATCGCATCAAGACCGGACTGACTGATGATGATTTTGTTTGCCTCCTCGGTCGCTGTCAGACATTTCTTTGTCTGCTCGATTGCTGCCTCCATCGCCTCGACACATTTTGCAATCGCCTTTGCGGTGTCATCCTCTCTCCGGCTCTCTTTGATTTCTCTTGCCTTTTCAGCAGCCTCTCTCAACCGCTCCTGTGCCTGTCTGACCGCCTCTGCTGCATCAATGGTGTTCTGTGTGTCCTGTGCGATTTGCAGAGCCTCTCTCGCTGCTGCAATGGTGTTCTCCAGTCTTGTATATTCTCCGGAGTGAATGATTTCCGATTCATCCCGCTGTGACGGAAAAATCTCCATCTCAAACGTCGCACTCGTCAGCAATGCACCATTTTGATACAACTGCACCTCACACAACGCTTTTCCGTGAACCTGCAACATGCCTCTTGTGAGAGGAATGAGAGCCTCATTTCCGGACTTTTCTCCATCGTTGTGAACGTGTGTCTTGTCCGGTTTGGTCATGTTGATAATGACCTCCACATTGTCCGGTATCTCATACACGACACCATCCTCCATGAGCGTCACTCCGATGTACCGTGTTCCCATATCCATCTGTTTCGCTGCAACTGCAAAATGCTGTGTGTCTCCATACAAATCCACTTTGATGTGTCTAATGATTTCCAATTTTCTCACCTCCTCATGACAATTCTTGCTCGGTTCTCTGAACCTCCTCGAATGACAGTCTTGTGTTTGCCAGTTCGACCTTGTTCTTTTCTTTCGTCAACGGGTATTCATAGAATTTCACAATCCTGTGGCTCTCACGGATTCCCGTTGACTTGGAGATCAGCAGCACCGTGTCTCCCAGTGCTATACTGAACACCTCTTTGTACTGTTCTTTTTTCTCCTCGTCCTGCACTGCCTCAACAAGATTGATGATTTCTGCTGTGTACGACCTGTATGGTTTGGAAAGTTCGTCCAGTTTCGCCTCCGCATCCTCTTTCAGTGATTCCGCATCCGTGTATCTTTCATCTTTCCACGTCATCGTTTTCACTTTCTTTGAATACTGGTGATTCTCAACATAATTTTTCCCGTCGATATTCAGCATCAATCCATCTTTCCCTATCGGAATGAGCCTTGTTGCAAAGTCGTATGAGTTTGACTGCACCTGCAACCGCTTGAGGTTCAGACGTTCAATGAAATATGCTCCTCTGTCCTCTCCGTATTTCTCATATACCGAAATTCCCTTGTTCAGAGAATCGAACACCATCTCGCATCTATACGTTGTAATTGCCTGTTGAGCGACATCCCATGCAGAACAGTTCTGCTCTATCCGGATTGTTCTCTTTTTGGAAACATCGCACCGGATGACTTTCCATCCAGTTCCGTCGATTGCCTCTGTTAGACATTCATCGACCGTCTTTTCCACAGTCTCGAATCCCTGCGGATATTGTTTGCCCTCCAGTTCCTCGACGTTCAATGTTCCGGTGCATTTGTACCATTCCCCGCTCGGCTCGACCTGCTTGATAACAAATTCGTCCGTGTCGGTTCTGATATATCCCTCCTCTTTGATGTCCGCTGCATACCTGTTTGTCTTTCGGAACTCGAATGTGATTTCCTTATCTCCAGTCTTGAGAGTGCTTGTGATGCACGTTTCTTTTATTCCGGATAAAATACACACCTTTTCGTGTGAATCATTGTACAAATCCATCTGACCGCCTCCTATAACCACATAGGTTTATACTGCAATGTGACAAGTGCGTTATTGTCAGAGAAAATGAGATGATGTTCCTTTTCCTGCCCTGTTGTGAGATACGGAAATTCCATCAATGACACATCCTTGAACTTGCTCTCTCCGTCCATCGTTGCGAATCCTGTTTCTCCGTCAATGATGACGGTTGCTCCTCTCGGAATCGTGTCGATAATAATTTCACCGCAGGAAAGACCGTTGATTCTTAACTGCTCAATGTACTCCGTTGCTGTGATTGTCAGTCTGCACGGTGTCGCCCTGTTTCCCTGTGCCTCAAATATTGCCTCATACGCTCCCTGCCAGTTCAAACTCACTTCGTCGCTGAACCAGTACCCCGTGAATTTGAACTCTGCTGTGTACCGTGTTTTCGTTATTGTCTTGCTCAACGAGTTCCCCGTCATATATGCCTTAAAATGGCGACTGTACCCGTCCAGTGTAAGGACAACACCTTTCTGCAACTCTGCATTGAAATCACTGACATGTTTTTGAACCTCGTCTCTGTCTTTTCCTCTGAACAGGACTGTCACTGTCAGTCCGGACAATGGTGTGTATGTTTCGGATTCCGACGGTATCAATGCCCCGTCGAACATCTCCACCGTCACCCCCGTCTGTGGAGGCTCGAAATCAACTGTCAACTGCTTTGCATCGAATGACCGAATGTCTATGCTGTCAATTTTCATGTCCTCACCTCCGTTTTTTTGTTGCTATTGCAAGATTATCACTGACCTTTTCGGTCGTTCTGCTTGCCACTTCGTCTCCGTCAATATAGTTGTGAACCTCGATAAAAGCGTTCACATTCTGATTGATTGCTTTCAGCTTTCGGTCAAGCATTGAGTTCAATTCTGTGTAAAACTCTGCAAGTGGCAAGATTGCCTCTGCTCCTGCCTCTCCTCCGACCATGAGCCTCGTTCCATTCATTCCGAACACTGTCGGACTTGTCATGATTCCTCCTGTTTTGTACCATTCAACACCGAATGACGGTACAGATGGAGGGTTCAGACTGAACGAACCGGATATACTAAAATGTGGCATTTTCAAATGTGGCAATGACCACTCAAAATTGAAAAATCCCTTGATTCTGTCGATAGCATTTGAGACCGCTGTCTTTGCGGATTCCATCTTTTCGCTGAATTTTGCTCGTATGCTCTCCATGACTGAACCGACCGTTGAAAGAGCACCGTTCAATTTTGTCGAGAAAGATGACTTGATGCTGTCGAGTTTTCCACCTGTCAACGTGTTCGCTGTGGACATGAGTGAGTTCATCGTGTCCTTGATGCCTGTGAATGTAGCCGACACAATTCCTTTCATGCCCCCGCCTTTTTCGTTATAGGCAGATTTCATATTTTCCAGTTTTGTGGAAACATTGGTCTTTGCGGTCTCCATGAGATTCGTCGCTGTGTCCTTGATGTTTGTAAACCTCGTTGACCATCCCTGTTTTACGCTCTCGACCTTGTTTGTAAAATCGTTCTTGAGTGACAGGAGTTTGTTGCTCGCATCTGTGTTCCACTGCTGCATCGTCGTTGAAATCGTCGATTTCATGTGAGACCATCCGGTTGACACATAGGACTGTATTCCGGAAATCTTCGTCGTGAAATCGGTTCTGATTTCCGTCAGTTTATTTGATGCGTTTGTTTTCCACTCGGTCATCTTGGATGTGACCGTCGTTTTCATATTCTCCCAACCCTCGGAGACTTTCGTCTTGATTTCCGATGTCTTTTCGGAGAATTTTGTCTTGATTTCTGTCAGTTTTCCTCCCGACAGATTATCAACGAACGTGAATCCGGCTGTGTAATAGCCTTTGATTCCCTCCCATCCTGCTGCAACTACTCCTTTAATACCGCCCCCGTTTTCCTCATAGGCGGTTTTCATGTTCCCCAGTTTCTCCTTTGCGGTGTCAACTGCTGCCCCCATGAACTTTGTGACAGTATTTTTCACCGCTGAAAACGTCTTTGTCGCTGCTTGTCCGACTGCACTATTCGCAACCGAATCTTTTATCTCGTTCACCTTATTCGTGACCGCCTCTTTTGCTTTCGAGAACGCTCCTGTTATGGTTTCCTTGATTGCGTTGAATTTCTCCTTGACGTTACTCCACAACTCGGATAATTTTTCTTTGACCTTATCCCAGTTTTTATATAAAGCGATTCCTGCTGCGATCAGTCCTGCAATCAGTGTCACAATTAAAATAATCGGACACAGATTCATGACTGCATTGAGGGCGGTCTGTGCCACCGTCATTCCTCCAGTCACTCCGGTCGCTGTCGCTGTTGCTGCGGTATGTGCTGCCTCCGCTGCTGCCCCTGCTGTGTCTGCTGCTGTTCCTGCTGCGGTTGCTGCTGTCTTGGCTGTTATCTTTGCGATGATTCCTCCGACAAACGATGCAAACTGTTGACCTGTTTTCACCGTCGTCGATATTCCCTGTGCTACTTTTCCGAATCCGATTGCTAAAGGACCCACCGCAGCCACCACAAGACCGACCTTGATGATTGTCTGCTGTTGCCCCTCGTCAAGAGAGGTGAACCACTTTGTCAGTTCTTGAATCTTTGTCGTCACCTTTTCGATGACTGGTGCTGCTGCGGTCTGTGCTGTTGTCGCCAGTGTTGACAATGCCAGTTTTGCATTGTTCATCGCTATTGTTGCATTATCAATCGGGTCGAGTGTTCCGTTGTATGTGTCCTCGACCGTCGTTCCATATTCTGACATTGAGGATGACAGGCTTGTGAGGTCAATTCTGTTCTCTCGGATTGCTGTCGCCATTTCCGCAGCACCCTTTTTCCCGAACAGTTCTGTCGCAATCTGTAAAGCCTCTGTGTCCGTCTTTGCGTTCTTAATGCTGCCGATTGTCTCCTCCAGTGCGACATCCATTGACTTTCCCTCGGCTGTTGCGTTCTGCAATGCCTTTTTCAGTCCTGCCAGTGCTGTCGTAGAATCAACACCGTTCGCATCGAATTGAGCCATCAAATTGATTGCTTGTGGTAATGACAACCCCATCTCTTTGAACGCTGAATTGTTATCCAGTACATAACTTTCGAGTTTGTCAACGGAAATTCCTGTCTCCTGTGCTTTTGATGTCAGCAATCCCAACAGATTCCCCGTCTGTGATGTGTCTATGTTCCACGCTTTCATGATTTTGTCCACTTGGTCAACAGACTGTGTCACATTCGTTCCGTTTATGCTCGAAAACTGAATGAATTGCGTTGACAGGCTCTCCAGTTCCTCTCCTGTCGAATGAAATCTCGTGTTTACTTCACCGATAGCCTCTCCGACCGTTGACATGTCCTCCGGCATACTTCCGAAAACATTGTTCGCAGATGCGGTCAATCCCTCCAGTGTCTCTCCGGTTGCTCCGGTCTTTGTCACTATCGTGTCATATCCCTCGTCGAGTTCCTTGAACGCTGCGATTGATGCTGCTCCTATTGCAGCAATTCCCGCAGAAACGACGGACATTTTCTTTCCGAAACTCTCCATCTTTTGTTCTGCTTTGTCACAACCGCTTGCAAATTCATTCAGTTTATGATTTTTCAGTTCCTTGTTTACTTTTTCGAGTTCAGATTCCATCTCGACGAGTGATGCTTTTGATGCGTTCGTCTTTGTGGTCTGATTTGCAAGAGCAGTCTCCGTCTTTCCGATTGCTGTCTCGTTTGCCTTAAATTCCTGCTCCAGTTTGTCGAGTTCCTCTTTCAGTGCCTTTGACTGCTCTGAATTTGCTCCGGTCGCCTTTGTTGAATCCTCATAGGCTTTCTTTGCTGCCTCGACCTTTGTTTTCAATTCCTCCTGCTTTGTCTTTTGGTCTGAAAGTTTCTGTGTGAGTTTTGCTTGTTGCTCACTGTTTAATTGAACGATATTCTTTTGCAGAGTGATTTTTTGAGTGAGGCTCTCGGCTTTCGCCTTGAGTTGGTCTGCTGCCGAACCGAACGCTTTTGCTTGCGTCTGTGCCAGTTTGAACTCACTGGATAACACTTTCATCTGTGACGCAGCGGATTTCATTTGTGACTGATAATCAGACGAATTTGCTGAAATCTTCACGCTTGTATGTGCCATCGGTTCTCCTCCTCTCTGTGTTATGTGTTCTCGTTCACCGTTTCAAGTTCAAATTTCAGATATTTCAGCAGTTCAATGATATTTTCTTTCATGCACTGCCCGTATGATTCCCGCATGAGCCGAATCGCAATTTTTGTCACACGGTCAACGATTTCTCCGCATATCTTCCATGTGTTCTGTTCTTCCTGCTCCTCGTCCTCATACCCATTCTCACGGTCATATTCGTCGAACGCAGATGTCTCTCTTTCGATTGGCTCTGTCTCGACAATGTTCAGCAACGCATCGGAAACAATATCCTGCATGATGAAATGAATCCCCTTTGATGCTGTCAGAAATTCAATGACATCCACCTCACCCAGTTCATCGAGAGGCATCCTGTTTCCGAATATCTCTTGAATAATTCTTTTGTTGAAAAACAGTGCATCCGTTATTTTGTCCGAACCGTTTTTCTCCATGAGTGCAGCATATTTCTTGTACTGCTCAACCGTTATGTTATTGATGAATACTTTTCCTGTGCTGCAAGTGATTGTTATTTCCGGAATCACTTGCCACTCTGAAAATTTTTCATCATCTTGTCCATTCTCTTGTTCATTTCCTCTGCGATTCCCATGTCAATCATGTTGAACTCGATTACGATTCCTGCTGCATCCAGTCCGCTCTCTGCGTCCTTTAACTCGTCAACCGTGAACTGATTTCCGTATGCTTTGCAGATGAACAACATCATCGCCTCAATTTCCTGTCGTGAGTATCTTTTTGACGCTCTCTCGGATGTCGCAGCGTCAATCTGTTCTGCAAGTTCGAGATATTCCATGTATGTGTCCGCAGACATTTTCTCCATTTTGAACTCTTTATGATTCACGATAATTTTTCTATTCATTGAATTATCCTCCTGTTATATCCTTTCTTGTTTTACGCTGCTGCGTCCGGTGCTTCCTGCACTTTTGAGAACCAGTCTTTGATTGCTGTTGCTGCATCCGTGTCCTCTGCTACAAGGTTGGATTCATCAACAGATACCTCATACAGATTGTCGATGCTACGCTCGTAGAAACTGCCCTTGATGCTCTTGGTTGTAGGTGACAGTTTTCCCTCTTTAGTGCTTGCCTCCTCGCTGATACCCTCTGCAAACTTTCCGACATAAAGCCACTTGAACTCATATTTCCCGTTGAGTTTTCTTTCTCTCCATCCGACAGCGACCTCCGGTGCTCTGTCGTCAGATGACTTTCTCAAGAATCCTTTCTCGTACAACTGCCCGAACAGAATCACTCTGTCCTGCGGTGCAAGAGCATTGATCTCCAGTTCGACATCTGTTCTCTCGTATGAGGTGATGACCTCCTCGGTGTTATCGTCGGAGTAGATTTTCTCACTTGTCCACTTTTCATCAATTTTCGCTTTGATTGCCCTCGCTAATTTCACCGGAGTTCCGGCTGTGTATGCTGTTGCAGTATTGCTCTGCACCAGTGCGATGTAGAAATCTTTCAGACCGCAAGTTCTACTCCTTACAATCTGCTGTGTGGTTTCATTTACCTGTGTTACTGTTTCGCTCATGATTTTTCCTCGCTTTCATAATATTTTGTGAATCGCTGTGCTTTCATATAGATTCCATCCTCCGGTTTTGAATCGTCTCCGTTTCTCCCCTCGAATGAGAACCCATTCTCTTTCATGAGAGACTTGATTTCCCTTGCCAGTTCCACCTCGTCCTCTTTTGAGAAAATGGTGACTTGCAAGGAAAGTGTCACTCCCTCCGCATCATCATCCGAAAAATTATCATCGGTTTCGCCCAAATCCCACAATGTCACATGACATTTGTTGAGGTCTTTGTCATACCACCCCTGCATCACGGTGATTCCTCTGTCCTCTATCGGCTTGAGTACGTCTGATGCGTCTTTTATGATGTCCGGACTGCTGTCCATGCTTATCACCCCACTGTCCTGTCTAAATACGCTTGATATTCCTGTTCTGCTATCTTTTGCAGTTCTGCATCTGCCTCCCTGCCTGTTGCATATATGAACTCTTGTGGCGGTCTGTAAATCGTTCCCCAGTTAATAAAGCGGACGTAGAAATGACCGCCCTCGTCCTGTGTGTTCTTTTCCCATCCGACATCTGCTGTCGCTCCCGTACCGTTCACCTTTACTTTCCCGATAGGGATTTCATCTGCTGCATGTGCGGACACTGATGATTTTGAACCGAACCCTCGCCCACTTTTTTTGATGTCCTTTGACTTTGGGATTTTTCCGGACATGATTCTCTGTACAACTGGTTCTCCTTTTTCAGCGATCGCTTTATTTACCTGTGCAATATCTTCATCCGATGCAGCACTTTCAAACGCTTTTACCAGTTCCTCCAGTCCTTTGAACTCAATGTCAATTTTCATGTCCTCACCTCCGTGTCAGAATGTGACACCTATGCAACCGCACGACATTTCACAAGCACCCATCCGTTATCTGTGAACATCGGTGATGCGTCATAGATGTCGAATCGTGTTCCGTCATACTCTGCATAGAACTCTTTCATTTTCTTTCTGACCTCTTTCATCCGCTTGCAATTCCGAACCTTGAAAACAATGGTGTTCTCAAGACCTGCTTGCAGTGCTGTGTATTTCTCATTTGTTCCCAAACTCTGAACATCGCACCAACACTCATAAAACACCTCTGTGGTCGGTTCTTTCCTGCCCTCCTTGATTTCTGTGGTCACTCTGATTATTTTCACCCGTCCGGTCATTCACTGCTCCCTCCATACTTTTCATTGAGTAGCATGGTTGAGACCGCATTTGTGAGTTGCTGTGTACCGTTCTGATACTTCTCCCTGTGGTCATACAATTCCTTGACGAAAGAATATACAAGCAATCTCTGACGGGCGGTCAAATTGTATGGGTCGAAATTCGGAATCAGTTCCATCAATTCCTCTGATGCAATCGCCTCAACCATAGTCTCGACAATGTCCTTGTCGTCGTCATAGTCGATGTGATTGTATTTCATGCAGTCCTCAACCAGTTTGTCTCTATACTCTTTCTTTTCCTCGTCCGTCATTTCATTCACCTGCTTTCAATCGCAGGGCGGGTGTTCCCGCCCTGCTGCATTTCTTATCCCTGCACAACTTCCGTGATGTTGCCTTTGATGATTGCTCCATCATCAACAGGCTGCACGTCGAAACGGTCACGAACCTTGATTCCGGTCATGTCTTTCTCCCACAAACCTGCTGCCTTGTCGTTCATGTCGATTGTGATGACATTTCTGTCAAATAATGTGATAGCCTCTTTTAAGTCGCCCATATACACAGGATGCTTGTATGCGGACACCTTTGCATCGACTGTCGTTTCCTGCTCCTGTCCTTTGCAAGTTACAACATACTTTCCTTTCACGACTTTCCATGCTGTTACGTCGGACGTTGCTGATGCGTCGATTGCTGTGGTTGTTCCGTCGATTGCTAATTTGCTACCGGAGATTGTGAACGCAGGTGAGTACACTGGTTCAGATTTCACAGTCCTGTTTGACACCTTGACAATCGGATATTTACCGAACAACATCATCTGTGTCGGCTGTGTAGGATTCGGCTGCAAAATGTACTTTCCATCCTTATCCTTTAACTTGTCGAGGTAGTTGTACCCGTTCTGATTTGCGATGACCATTGCTCCGGTTGTGATAGCAGGGTCGAGACCCACGTTGAACACGTCCTTGAGGCTGTCGATTGTGGAAATCACAACCTCTTTTCCCTTTGTCATCTCGTCCGCAACCTTGAGAATCATCGCATTTCTTGTCGCCTTTGTTTTCTTGGCAATCCATTTGTTGATGTATGCCATGACATTGGCTGCGGTGTCCTCAAACAGTTCTGCGGTGATTTTTAAGATGCCACCTTTTTTCTTGATTGCATACACAATCTTTTTGAACTTCGGCTCATCCATGTCGGGAAAATCCGCCTCCTCGTCCACATTGTCGAACGGAGGGGAATCTGCATCGACCCCAATGTTTCGAGAACCGCTCTTTGTGGTCACTCCCTCCACATTGACATACTGCTCCAGATTGTCCTCTGAACGTCTTAACTCGATGATGTCTGTTCTGATGTCCTCCGGGACGGTGACACCGATTCCCATTTCATCATCGTCTCCCTTTGTGGTGTCTGTGCTTAACGCATCCTTGTACACCTTGACATCTCCCTCGTCCGGTTCTCTCTTTAAGAATCCGCACTTGACGATATTGACGAACGCTTTCACGAGGTTTTTCTTGTCTGCTTTTGCCCCGATGGTCTTTGCTGTTCCCGTCGCCACCTTGTCCTCGATCTCCTCATGTTCCTCCTCGTCCAAATCGAACAGGAGGTCAAACTTTTCCTGTAACTCTTTGAGTTCCTCTTTTGCTGCCTTTGCCTTGTCGAGTTTTCCATCGTTCACAAGGCTCTTGACCTCATTCTTTTTGTCGTTGATTGCTTTCAACAGTTTCTGCATTTCCTTGTTCATGAATCATGTCCTCTCTTTCTTAAATTCCATACATGTCGAGGTCTGCAAGAATATCCTGCTTTTCTGCCTCGATTCTCTGTTTCTCTGCCTCTGCTGCTGCATTGTTCCTGTTCTCCAGTTCCGCAAGCACCGCATCGACAATGTCCTTTGTGGCTGTTCCTTTGATGCTCTCCGGAACATGGTTGTATTTTTCAAAATAATCTGATGCACACGCTGCGACTGCTGCCTTTTCATCAATCAAAACGTCGAAATACTCTGCCAGTTCTGCACCGCTGAACCACTTTTCTTTCGCCATGAAAGACTTGATTTTGTCTCTCGTCACACCCTCTTTCAAGTGTTCCTCGTAAACGTCGAGAATTGAATCCTCGCATAAATCAAGTTGTTTGATGACCTCTTTGAAATCGTCTGCGTTGCCCCATGCCATACATAAAGGCTTGTGAATCATCGCCTGTGCTCCTGTCGCAAAATGCAGTTCATCACATGCGAACATGATGACAGATGCGATTGACGCAGCCATTCCATCAACATATCCGACTTTGTGTCCGGAGTATCGTTTCAACTGGTTATAGATTGCCAGTCCTGCGAATACATCACCGCCACCGGAATTGAAATAGATGTCGATGTCCTCATACCCATCCAACTGGTTGAGGAAATCTGCGATGTCCTGCGGGCATCTGTCCTCCTCGAACCACATGGATTCCCATGTTGCTGATACAATGTCACCGTAGAAATACAAGGAACATCTGCTCTGTTCCTCGTCCTGTTCCAAATCCAAATAGCCGACATTTTCAACTTTTCCGCTGCGTTTATTCTTTTTTGTGAAATCAAAACGTCTTTTCTTTGCCATGATTATTCACCTCCCTCCTGTTCTTCCTCGTCCTCTGCCTCGTCGGTTTCGTCCGGTTGTCCTGTTGTGTCCGGCTGCTCTGTGTCCGGCTCTGTTTCTTCCTCCGGTTGCTCCGGTTTTTCGGTCTCCTCTTGCTCGATTTGACCTTTCTGATATGCTGCTCCTGCCATTGTCAGCGGAACGATGCTGCCATTTGCAAGTAAAGTGTCGCCACCCTCTCCATCGGGGAGGTCAAGTTTGCGTCGTGCCTCATTCGGTTTCATGATTGAGCCACTGACACCGTTTTTCAGGTATTCCATTTGTGTCTTTGAATCTGTCCGGAAAAGAACTTTTTCATTGTATTTGTAATAAAAACCGTCATCCTGTTCCTCGTCCGTCAGCATTTTATAGTTGATTTCTTCCTCATACTGCTTGATGACGAACAGTTCTGTGTCAACGTAAAAAGACAACTGCTGCAACTCACTGTTCGCATAGGACGACTTTGAATAGTCGTTGATTTGATTCGGTTTCACACCGAACGCTGCTGCGATCTGCAATGCAGTGTATTTTTTCAATTCAAAGAACTGTGAATCTGACAATTTGATGTCGAGTGGTGTCAGTTTCATCCCTAACGGTACGGGGATGATTTTTCCTGTGTTTCTCGCTCCGCTGCCGAAATCCTCAAACGATTTCACGAGTGCCTCTTTTGCTTTATCATTCAACTCTCCCGTGTATTCAAGCGTCGCTTTCGCTGTCAATCCGCTTTCATACAAGCTGTTCATGTACCTCTGTGATGCCGATGCTCCGGAGATTGTGTCACGGAGAATCTGCTGCACTGGTAAACCCGTCACACCGTCAAAACTGAATGATGTTTTGAAGTGCATGACCTCACTCGTGTCGAATACATACTGACTTCCGGATGTCGGGTCTGTGTAGACATACCACAAGCGTCCTTTTCCTGCGAATATGCCTGCATCATCCACAACAATCTGAACACAATTCGACTGCATCACCCACAGGTCAAGAATTTTGACCTCTCCTCCGTATTTCTTCCGGATGAATTTCTTTCTCATGTACACATAAGCGTTCCCGTAGTGATTGCGGTTGATTTCCACTGTGTTCCAAAATACCGTCGGTGTCATGAACGGGTTCGGTCTCTTGGTCAGCAGTCTCGACGTGTCCGTCTGTTCTGCCTCAATGATTCCTTTGTCCGTTCTCTGATAATATTTGATAGGCATTTTCGCAAGAGTTTCCGACAGCATCTTGAGACATGTGAAATATGTCACCTCTGATGTTGTCTTTCTCCTCCTGCTCAAACCCATGCTCTCAAGGAATGACGGTGAGTTGAGCGTCATCACCCCGCCTGTCAGTTCCGTTGAATCACTGACCTCCGGTGCAGTTTCACCTTTCCACCAGTTCATCAAACTGTTTGCTATTTTTCTAAATGGGTTCATTCTTTCTCACCGCCTTTCCCCATGTATTTCTCATACATTTCAAGCCATTCATTCACAACCTCATTTGTGTCCGGCTTGTACTCCTCTTTCATTGCTGCTTTCCATGCGTCGATGATTGCGTCAATCGGGTCGATTCTGTCCTCGTCGAGTGCCTTGTCGATTTTGATTTCACCGTAACTGTTCGAGATAGTCTTTGCGTTTGCAATCGACCACGTCAGCAGTTCATCGAACGGAACAACCTTGCCTTTTCCGACTTCTGTTCCCTCAATCACGACGTTTCCTGCTTTTATCTCCAGTCTGAAATCAACTGTTGCGTCATTGAGTTCCTTTGCTGTCTGTGTAATTGCCACAGAATCGAATCCCAGTGCCTCAAGGTCTGACAGGAACGCAGATGCGTTGTGTGGGTCATAACACACAAGTTGAGGTTTCAAATCATTCTGTTTGATTAAATCCTCAAGGTACTTGATGATGTACTTGTAATCTGTCTTTATTCCTCCCAGTGTCTCCGTGACTGTCACGAGACCTTTTGAAATCCATACATCATACGGAACTTTGTCCGTCTTGATATGCTCGTCCACTCTGCTCGCAGGTATGAATGAGTGAGTATGCACAAAATACTTTTTCACACCGTCAATCATGTACGGGATGACGATTGCGATGGATGTCAAGTCGCCTCCGGACGACAGGTCAACTCCGACATAGCATTTTGAGCCTCTGAAATCCTTGAGCGTTCGCAATGCTGCACATCGTTTCCAGTCTTTAATGTCCTTGATGTACAGTGCGTTTGACCACTGCATCCACATGTTTAACTGCTTAACGAGGAAATCTCGCAAATCCTCCCCGCCCATATCACGGGCAGTATTCGCAACCGGAACGAGATTCTCCAGTGCATCCTCGTCATATTCGAGAATCGGGTTTGCTTTTATCCAGTTCTCCTTTTTGTATAGGTCATCCGCTGTGTCCAACTGTGCTATATACACGAACTGACTGTCGTTCTCAAACACACCTTTCAGCAGATTGCAGCAATACTCATATAACTTGTAGCAAGGCGATTTCAAATCGAACCCCGCTGTCGTTATGACGGAGATCAGTGCGGATTTTAATTTCTTGATACCTCCCTCAAGCAGTTTGTACATCTGATTTGTCTTGTGAGCGTGGTATTCGTCAACGATTCCCAAATATGCACGGTGTCCGTCCAGTGACTTGGTATCTCCGGATAATGCCTTGATTTCCGAATGTGTACAGAGACAATCTATCGTGTGATTATGCTCATGCACCTTGAACCACTCCGACAAATCCTCGTCGGAATTGATGAATTTTACAATTTCATCAAAAACAATGTTCGCTTGGTCTTGTTTTGTCGCAGTACAAAAGATTTTTCCGTATTTGTACCCGTCAAAATTGCCATAGTAACACGCTAAAATACCATTGATGAACGACTTTCCGTTCTGTCTGCCTAACTGTACATAGGACGTTCTGAACCGTCTGTGACCCTTTTCTTTTGTCCTCCACCCATTCAGAGACCCTAAAATGAAACACTGGAACGGGTACGCTGTCACATTTTCCTGTTCGTCACCCTCTGCGATTGTCAATTCTTCCGCAAAATTGATGATTTCCTCGGACTTTTCAACGTCGAAATAATATTTGTATGGTGCTGCTTTCGCTTTTTCGAGGTCGTCAAGATGCCTTTGACATGCCAGTCTGACATATTCACCTGCAATGATGACACCTGCAACGACATCAAGAGCATATTGTGTGCAACGGTCGGTCACTGTTGCCCCTGCTGCCATTTATGAACTCGCATACTTGGCGAATTTGTTCTCCGGTTTTGTTTCCTTTGCTTTCGGAACTACCAACCGACACCGACTGCTGACCGTCATTCCGAAATCCGATGCCCCCTGCCGACATTGTTTCATGCAGCGGTCTTGTATAATCATGAGACGCTCCCTCTCACCGTTCACAACCTCCCGTGTTCCGACCTGTACACGTTCCTGTTCTCCTGTGTCCGGATTCTCTCGCATCTCATAGACCGGAACATCGACCATCAACGGAGTTTCTCTGATTTTGTCCGTTATCTCGATGTATTGGTCTTGTGCAATCAGTAATCTCGCCAGTGCATCACAATCCACGTTCGCAATGAGTTTGATTGCAAGCAGTTCTTTTGACAATTTCCGGAATTTCTTCTTTTGTTCCGGTGTCAAATATGCCGGAGGCTTGACTTTGTCGTTTGGGGCGACCACCTCCGCATTTTTTCTCGCCTCAATCTCTGCTTTTGTGAGGTGTTTTTTTCCTTTCATGACCACCAAATCGGTCGGTTGTCTCTGTCCTGCCATGCAGCATCAACCCCCTTTCCGTCCAGTGTTCACGAGTTTCGTGTCACATTCTGACACCTTTTCGTCACTCCCCTGCGTCTTGATTTTCTCGTGGGGAGTTTTCTCCAAAGAAAAGAGGGGGTGCGACTAAGAAACGGTCACATAAAACTTTTTCATATCCCCCTGCCTCTTTGAAATGGTAATCAATCAGCGACCTCAACTGTGTCTGTGTTGCTTTCATGCTTGCATTGCTCTGTTTATATAGTGCTGTGATTGTGTTGTGTGTCCGATGGCTCAAGGGTATCAAGTTCAATGGGTTCAACCTCTGCTCCCAGTCCTCCTCAAGTTCTATGATGTGGTGGATTGGGTCTGAATCTTTCAGTGTTATCAACTGGTGTTCAACATACAGAGCATATATATCCACATACTCATACACGCTCATGATGACAGGTCTCAACTCCCGCCATTCCTTTGACAGATAGAACTCTGCTGCTCGTGGGTCTCTGCGTGTATTGTTGTATGTCACATGCCTTGACTGCTGCCTTGCCTCGCACTGCTCGCACATGGTCAATGCCTGTGGGATAAGGCGACCGCATCCCTTACATGCTTTCAATAACACACTGCTCACTCCTCTCTGTCCATCGGTCTCCTGCTGCCTCTCATGCCTTTCAAGAGGCGGGCATACATCGCACATGATAGTGTCCTGCTGCCCGCATATAACAGGAGGGCAAACAGGCAAGAAAAAAGCGACTGCATCTCTGCAATCGCTCACTCAACTGTTCACGTTATCATATTAGCACGTTTATATTTGCTTTTGTTCACCCACTTTTTACCCCCGAAATCACCCTCATTTCACCCCGTTTTCACTCTCATTTCACTCCGATTTTGTCATTTTCGATTGCTTTTGCACCGAATAATTTGATTGAGAGACGTTCTGTCATTGATCTGCACCACTTTTTCGGTGAGTTCTTTCCGCATCCTGTCTCCCTCACAATATCCTCGTATGACTTGCCCTTGATATATACTGCCTCAAGTGCGTCGTACTTGTACCCCTCACCTGCTGCCTCTGCATCCTCTTTCAGCGATGCAAGAGCCTTTTTCATGTGCTCGAACAGAATGACCGTCTCTGCCTTACACTCTCTGATGGACTGGAGGAACGCTTTCTCTGCTGAAATGTTATATCTTGATACATCGTCAATCTGTGATACTTCCGAAATTGCATCCTTGATATATCGCTCTATTTCCCGATAATTCTCAAGATATACCTGTGTTTTCTGAATTGCTGTCATTTCTTTTTCTGTCTCCACGTCGTTTTCCTCCTTTTGACCTTTTCAGAGGCAATCCATGATATTTCCTCCAATTATTCGACTTTTCCTGTCTCCTCGGTCTGTATATGCTCTCAAATGCGGTCAATGCCTCTTTTGCACTGATTCCCACTTTCAAAAGAGCATCTTGCAGGTTTTCTCCTCCTGCTGCCTTGATTTTCTCCGGATGTTCCGGAGATTCCGTCTTTTTCAAGACCGTTGCTGCCTCTGCTGCCTGTTCGATGATTTCAGACACCTCTTTCTCTGTCTTTCCCTCTGCCCGCAGTTTTGAAATGACGTTTTTCACCTTTTCCACGAATCCCATGTCTCCATCCTCCTCCGCACCTAATTGAAAGGGAGTTCTTCGTCGATTCCGTCCGGAATATTCATAAAACCGTCACCTGCATCCGAATACCCTCCGTTGTTCCCGTCCTGCTGCCCTGCTGCTTTCTTACTCTCTGCAAATTCCTGTTCCTCGACAATCACGTCCGTGGTATAGACCTTTTGACCGTCTCTGTTCGTATATGACCCCGTCTGAATCCGTCCAGTGACAACCACTTTCGTTCCCTGCTTGAGATATTTTTCTGCAAACTCTCCATCTCGTCCAAACGCAACGCAGGAAATGAAATCCGCTGACTGCTGCCCGTCTTTTGCTCCTCTGCGGTCAACCGCAAGTGTGTATCGTGCGATTGCCATTTCCTCCTGCGAATTATTCCTCGGTGAATATCTGACATTCGGGTCTCTCGTGAGACGACCCATCAAAATGACCTTGTTCATCCGTTTTCCCTCTCTTTCTGCAAAATATACTCATTCTGTGCTTTCTGCAATTCCGTGATGCCCTTTTTGAACTGTGCATCATCTCCATTCATGCAGATTTCAAACAATTCCTCGTACCTGTCAATATTCTCGGTGATGAACGCTGCCTCTGCCTTTGAGCGTCTCTGCGTGAGGAACATTCCTTTGATTGTCTCTCTCATGGTCTCGCAGTTCTGTCTCTCCTCCTCCGTTTCCGGAGGAGTTTCTTTCAGCATCTTATCGACAACCCTGTCCACCGCATCCGCAATCTGTTCTTTCCATCCGGATGACGCTTTTTCATCAATGAGTTGTGACTGGATGTCCTCGAACGATGCTCCCGCTGCTGCTCCCGTGATTCTGATGTCCTTTTTTCCTTTTGCTGCAACCAGAATCAAATCATCGTCATACGCTGCCATGTAATAGTCGAATTTTGCATTGAAATTCTCTTTCGGATTGATGATGACCTCCGGTTCACTGCTACCCTCTGTCTGAATCATTACACCGATATATTTCTGACCTGTTCCCTTTGCCTCGATGAATAATGCTTTTAATTGTCCTTTTTTCAATTTCCTGTTCCTCCCATAGTCAGCAGCCTCTCAAATAACTGCTCATATAGTGCCTTGAATGTGTCACGCTCGGTCTGAACCTTGATGATGTCCTCTGATTGTCTGCTTGCATCAACTTTCCTGTTCTCCTCGACATACACTGCTGCATCCTGTTCAATTTCTGCGATTCTGTCATCACATTCCTGCTGTAACATCTCAATTTCCCTTTTTAGGCTGTCGATTTCCTCCTGCTGCCTCTGTATCGTCTCATTGTACTGCTTTGATGATTTCCCGCCATTATCCAACTGCAAGGAAATCATGAGAGCGATGTCAATGTTTTTCATTTCCTGCTCTGATACCTGCCCGATATAGTTATTCACACGCTCGGTCGATACCGACGACACCTGTTCGCACAAAACTGTGGATATTCTTCCGGTGCTGCGGATAGTCACATGTGTCGGGATGTCTGTTTTTGGCTGTGTCGTCATGTACACAACCTCAATCACTCCGGAGTGTTTGTTGTTCTCGTCATTACTGACCACGACTGCGGGTCTGTCTGCAAACTGCTCACTCCCGTTCGTCGCCCCCCCTCGTGCGATATAGAATATCTCTCCCCGTCTGATGTCATCCATTGTCTTTTCCTCCTTATTTCACCGTCATCATTCAGCATCCTCTTTCATGAGTGATGTTGCCATGATGCAATATCCGTCCTCAAGACCTGCAAACTCCTCAAGGATATATGTCACAAGCACTCTCACGGTGCGTCCTGTGTTCTTTCCGTCCTTGAACTCCATCATCTCAAGGATGTCGCCTTTTTTATAGTCTCTGTCATTCTTCCGGAGTTCAAATGTCTTTTCTCCGGATGCAACCTCCTCAAAAAATGTCGCTCCCAGTTTAATGTGATGCACTTTCTGACCGTTCTCCTGTGTGTCTGACGGGAGGTTGTTCATCTTCTCCTCCTCTGCCTGTTCACGGAGTTTCTTTTTTGTCTCACGGTCGATTGCATCCTGCTCCTCGTTATATCTCTGCTCCTCGGTCTTGTAAGCCTCTGCACGGTTCTTGTACTGGTCGCATGAGGTACATGTTCCGGTCTTTACGTTGCAAGTCTCGTATTCGGTGCAGGAATAGCAGATTGATGTGATTCCCTCCGGATGCGGTGTCTCATAATCGTCGCCCGCTTTCTTTTCCTCCGGAGGATTCATGCTGTTTTCTGATGACTGCTGCCCTGCTGTGTCTGAATCTGACACGGTGTCCTGCTGCCCTGCTGCATCCTGCTCCTGTTTCTGCGGTGATTTCATGTCCTTAATTTCCGTATAGGACAATTCTCCGTTTTCCTTGTACTTTGCAAGTGCCTCCTGCTGCATCTCCGGAGACATCCCACTCAACTCATACGCTGCGGAGAATGTGAGACGCTCGTTGTTGAGTTCCTCTCGAAACTCCGGAATCAAATTGTTGTTGACGCTCTCAATCTGTGCGATCTTGGTCTTTGACATCTTGAGCATTGAGGCGATGACATCACGGAGGCGACCGGACTGGAGGTCATATCCTTTGATTTTCTTTCCATCCGTTTTCATACGCTCAAGACACGCTTTGAGACGCTGTTCCTCCTCGATGACATCCTTGATAGACTTTGTCCGGTATGCGTTTGCGATGATGATTTCCACCTGCTCCTCGTCCTCGTCCTGCGGTGTGGTCAGTTTGCAGGTCGCAATCTCAAAATCTTTATATCCCTGCTCGACAAGGTGCTTGAGTGCAAGCCACCGTCTCTCACCTGCGACGATTCTATATTCACCCTGCTCATTCGGCTCAAATACAACCTCAAGATTCTGTTTGAGACCATACATGAGGATGTCTCCTGCCAGTTCCTCAATATCTGCCAAATCGTAGAAATTGAGTTTGTTCCGGTACATCTTGAAAATTGAAATGTCCTTTGTCCGGAATCTCGCCCTCGGTGATTCGTCAACTCCTGCCTTACTGTTCTTGTTCAGTGCGTCCATGACGCTGAATCCTGTTGCCATGTTCTTTCCTCCTGTTTTCTCCCGTCAGTGCGGTCACGATTTCTTTGTATTCCATTTCACACTCGAAAATCTGTGCGTCGAGTGCGTCCAATCTCTTGTATAACTGGTTTTCAATGCTTTTCGGTACTTTCTCGCCATTCCGCAGTAATATACCGATTATCTGATATTTACTCTTGCAGGTCAGTTCCGTCAAAATCTGAATCTGTTGCTTTTGATTCTCTGCTCTCCGGAATGACCCGCATATCTCTCTTTCGGTCACACGCATCCGCTCCCCTATTCTGTTAGTTTCTGCTTTTTGGTCTCTGTACGCTCGACGTTTATCTCGCCTTTGCTATTCTGTGATATAGATGCTTTGACCCCACCTCGGAGGTTCAGAGTGACCTTTGCCAGTCCTCCGGTGTATATCTCCTCAACTGCTGCCTTGAGAATGTTCACGATGCCCTCACTGCATCTCTTTTCCGGTGCTGCTGCCTCTCCGAACAATGCAGCGACGTTCTGCATCGCCTTTTCTTTCCTCTGTTTCTCTTTCTGATACTCAACCGCCTGTTCGCAGGTGCAGGACATTGTCGCCTGTTCCTCTGCCTGTGGCTGTGTCAATTTCTCCTCGCTGTCAATCTGCACCATCTGTCCGCAGAATCGACACGGTGCTGTGTTGATGATGTTTCCCATGTTCAATCCTCTCTTTCTGTCGCTCTCATGCGACCTCCTGCAAAATTATCTTTCTGAATATGCTCTCAAATATCGGAACTGCAATGCTGTTCCCTGCTTGGTCATATAAAGCCTTGTAGTATTTCCCGTTTCTTTCTTGAACTGCTTTCGCCCTGTCAAAATCCTCGTCTGAATATCCCATCAATCTCCAACACTCACGCTCTGTCAAATACCGATAACGTCCATCTCCTCGGTCGATGACCTGTGCAGGTGTCCGGTCTTGCCTTGTTGTGATTGTATATGCACAATCTTTGATGACCGTCGCTCTCCGGATTCCTTTTTCTCCGATACATGCAAGGACGGACGGTTGTGTCACATCGTAGATGTCCGGAACGTCATCCTCAAGGAACTCTTGCAGGTTTCGCATCGGTGTCCTTATGAGGTCATCGAACTCAAATTTTTCACCATTCAGAACAGAAACCGTGAACACTCTTTCTCTCGCCTGTGGCAATCCGAACTCTCTTGCATCTAAAACCGCATAATTATTCGTGTACCCCAGTTTTTCCATCTCGTCCATGTATCTGTCGAAATTCGGTCTCATGTACTTTGATTTCACATTCTTCACGTTTTCCCATATCACATAACGAGGTCGCCATTCTCCCATATTCTCAATGATATGTATTGTCTCCCACATGAGAGAGGAACGTGTTCCGCTCCCCTCGTCTGAACCTTTCCCTCTGTTGATTCTTCCGTCTCCTGTCGCTTTCCCTTGATGTCCTGCGATGCTCATGTCTTGACAAGGCGAACCATGAATCAAAATATCCGGTTTCAGATTCCATCCGACGACCGTCTGTGTTTTATATTCTAATTCCTCACGGAACATCGAATTGTATGACCGGACTGCTTTTTCATTGATCTCCACATAGTCGATTGCTTTTGTTGGGATGTTCAAATTTCTCAAGGCACATCGAGGCGAACCAATTCCCCCGAATAATTCAAGAATCTGTATTGTATCGTTCATGTCCTGCTGCCTCCTGTTCCTTTATCATTAAATCCGGACATTCACGACAGTCTTGACCGTTCTCCTCGCACTGTTCCTGTTCGTGTTCCGTCACATCCTCCATGTCTTTTCCGTACCATCTGCAAAAACCGCTCATGTTCAAATCTCCTCTCTAATCAAAATCAACGAATTGTTCCGCTTTGAATCGGTCTCCCATATCCATGAAATAACCGTATAAAAACTCTTTCTGTTGCTTTGTCAGATTTTTCATGTTTGTCACTATATATCCGGTATATCCGGATGGATTGTGAATCAAGCAATATCCCTTTACCTCTGATAGAAAATCTCTCATGAGATGGTTAATTTCATTGCCTCTATTTTCTTTCACCCAGTTCCAATATTCCTCCGTGAACCCTTTTTCCTCACAGATTTGTTCTGCTGATTCCTCATGAGTTCCGAACGGTGATTCAGTGAAAACTCCTGTCGGAGACAACCACCCAAACTCTTTTTCCTCCTTGTCCTGCTGCCCTGCTGCGTCCTGCTCCTGCTGCATCTGTGGCATTATTCCATTGTTGAAATTTTCAAGATGCTTTGAAAACTTTTCCATGTTCATCTCACGCTCAATGATTTCCTCGTATTTCAGAGGTTTTCCCTCTTTCCCGTCCTTGAGCATGACCATCCGGCACGTTCCCCATTCCATCTCACTGAATCCCAAATCGTAGCACTCCATCACATAAAACAATCCCGTTTTCAAATCCGGATTCATGCGAATCTCGACCATGTCAATGAAATTTTTATTGTCCAGTGCATCCCATACAATGTGAAAGTAATATGCAAAACCTTTTTCAAACGATTTGCACTTTCCCGAACCGTCAAGTGTTATGCAGGTGTCGCATCCTCCATTAGTGTGATGTTTGCATGAGCTGTTGTTGCATGTGATTTTTCTCTTTCCCACGCTCACCCCTCCATTTCCTTGAGTAACTCATGAACCACATTGCGATAGTCCTGTGACACGATGCAGTTCTTTGAAAACTGTGGGAGGACTGCCATTCTCATGGATGCCTTTTCCGCTACAATCGACCGACGAATCGGTGTGACGAACATGTCAAATCCGGAACTGGTTTTCATCCACTCCTCGAAATCCAGTGATGTCTTGTTTTTCTGTCTCATGGTCACAAGACCTTTGATTCGGAGTTCCGGATTGATTTCCCGCAGGTCGTCAACCTGCTCCTGCAAATTGTGAATCGCCTCGTTTTCATATCCTCCGACCTTTACTGGTGCAATGACGAGTTCTGCTGCCAGTAGAATGTTGATGACCACCATATCAAGCAGACGACCGCAATCACAAATGCAATAGTCGTATGCCTCGGATATTTCCTCCAGTGCATCCCGCAGCCTCGTGACTTGATTTGCCTCCTGCTTGAGCAGCAGTTTCATGTCTGTCTGCATGAGATACCCGTTTGCAGGAATGATGTCAATGTGACTGTACTGTGTGGGTCTTATCAAGTCCGTTGTCCGGTATGACCCGCCCACACTCACATGACGCTCAAGCAGTTCACTCATTCCTGTTCCCTCCGGCTCGTATGCCTCGAATGTTTTGGATGTATCGCCCTGCGGGTCTCCGTCGAGAATGAGAACACGTTTCTCCTGCTCCTCTCCCAACATGTAGGCGATTGCATCCGATGTCGTTGTCTTTCCGATTCCACCTTTCGGTGACATAACTGCAATAATTCTCATTTTTTCTGTTCCTCCTGTTATCCTCTTGTTACCTGTTACATGAAACCTCTGTCGTCCGGCTGTCTCCATCCGCAGCGGTGCAAGTGCATCCCCTCGCCCACCTTGTAGAGTGTATATGTGACCCCTGCTCCCAGTGCTATGACAACGACTGCTGCCACAATGATGATTTTCCTCACGTCCTCACCTCCCCGCTATATCGTGATTGTGTGGTATATACACAACTGCAAATCTCTGAAAGAATAGTCCGGTGTTTCCTCCGGTTTCATCGGTGCAATGAGACCCCGTTCCTTGTATTTCCTGTGAGTGATCTCCGGAATTGCTCGGAATCTCTTGACCTCTGCATCTCCTATCTGTGCGACGATGTCCTTGTCAACCTCCATGTTTGCAAAATACTGGTTGTATATCTCCTCACCGTCCTTAATGACCCGAACCCTGTCCGGACTTTCAAGCAACGTCATAATATCCTTGACCGTCATCCTGCTGCACCTCCTCATTTTTTTCTCGGTTTGCTCTCTTTGATTTCCCCGTTCTTGAGGATGCTGTTGTTCGGGATGCTCATTGTTATATTTCTTAATTTCTCTCTGTTTTCCAATGGTATGACAATTTCACAATCTCCCATTTTGTGATTCATCAATTTGCAGTATTCCTCGATAACCTTGACCGCCTCCTCTGCTGAATAGCAGGTTGCGACAAAATGTCCTGCTGCTGCCATGTCTGCAAGAAACTCTTTTTGTGTCTCCTGCTGCCTGTTATCACCGAATTTCATCTCGATGTACAATCCGCAGTACAGTCCTTTCGGGTATGGGAGGCATAAATCAGATACCCCCGCCTTGACACCCATCTGTTTGAGTTTGACCGCCTCCTGCTTGTTCCTGCTGCCTCCGTTCGGTACATGGAACAACCACCTCAATTCCGGATAGCGGTTCACATTCCAATTCGCCCACGACACGACATTGATTTGCTCTGTGTCCTCACTTCTCATTGCGTATTTCATATTCATCTGCATTCACCTCTCTTTTGCATATTTCGTAATATTCACATGTCAGACATAAATGTCTGCAATCCTTGACTTTGAGCATATGTCTGAATCTCTCTGCGACTTCTCTCATTTTCATCTGTCCTGCTCCTCCATTTCTAAAATCATGTAGGCGTGAATGAAAATGCTCTTGTGTTTCCTGCCGAACTGGTCTTTTGCCGGAGGCACTTCATGCATATTCTCAATCGTTCTCTTTGCCTCCCACCATCGGCGTGTCTTTCCATCTCTTGAAATCGGCTTGAAATGTACCTTGACCGTTCCTTTGACGATGGAAAACTGGTCTCTGTCTACCCGCAGGATGTCATCGAATCCCGCTGCCTTGACTGCTGCCTCTGCTTTTCTGAAATATCTATCTTTTGATTCCGGTTTCCAGTCAAATCTCATTTCCCGACCACCTCCTCAATCTCTTTCATTCTCTGCATGATTGCCGTGTTGTATGAATATACATACACGCCGTTGCTCCACAAATATTCCCTTGCACCTTTTTCACCGTAGTTGTACGCTGCAAGTGTATCTTGAATCGTGCCGTATTTCTTGAGCAGGTATGAGAGGAAATCAATCCCGACCCTCACGTTTTGATATGGGTTCATGAGGTCGGTGCATCCTAGATTCTGCATCCGGTCGGTGTGCCATTTTTCATATATCTGCATATATCCCTTTGACCGCCCGCCGTCTCCGGTTTTGTCGAACTCATATCCGGATTCTTGCTCTATGATTGCCAATACAAGGGCATACGGAACGTCATATTGCTTGCATAGACATCTTGTGTATATCTGCATTTTCTCCGGAAAATAGCCTTTGTCTGCATACTGCTCCGGCAAGTCATAGAACACGAATCCCTCAAGGTCATCACTCCCCCAGTCCTCGGACATGGTGTCAAATACCTTGTATTTGTCCTCGATGTTCTCTGCTGTCTGTGTCATCGTCTCCGGATTCTGCATCACTTCCGCTTGTATCTCCTCCGGCTCTTTCTCCTGCTGCTCCGGTTCTTTGACGTTGAACAATATCACGCAAAATCCCGTCAGTAATACCGCAATCAATGTGATGTGAAACACATTATACAAACCTGCTCTTTTCAATGCCCGTCTTATCCGTCTTATCCGTCTTATCCGTCTTTTCACCTGTCGACCTCCTTTTCCGCATTCGTGCATGTATGTAAAACATGCAGTTAAAATCGTTGTAGTACACTTTTGCATTCGTGAAATCCATGTCCGGATACCACTTTTTCAGTATCTCCGGAATGGAATCCCTGTCTTTGACCATCTTGTCAACGAATGAGCCTATTTTTTTATAACTGCCTCCTGCTGCCGGACGTTTGGAATGAACGACCTTGATTCGTGGGTCTCTCAATCCCTGTGAACTGTTCCACCTCTTTTCCGACGGAACACGGTTCTTTTCCTCGACGATGTAATTTGCCATACCGGACAAACCGTTTTCGTCTGTCTGTAATCGCCGAACCTCATCCCTGCTTGACTGTTTCCAACAGGATTCAACCGTCTCCATGTCTAACGCCCCATCCATGACAATGTGATGATGCCATCTGATTTCCGCATCCGGATTGTATGCGGTCACATAGACATATTTTGCATTCGGGAGACCTCTCTTTTTCCTCTGATAGTTGATGCGTCGGATGTACTTTTGCACATTCTTGATTGCTGCATCCACATCCCCGTCCGGTGGGAGATGCTCGTCATCATAGGTCAATGTCATCCAAATATCACGGTCGCTGAAATTCTCATTGATTAGCCTCTCAACATATTTCCGTGCATTCTTATCATTCAGATTCTTTTGAGCCTTGTTGTTGTCTTTCTTGATTGTCCTCCCCTCCGGAGGTACTTCATCCATGCTCCGGAACTGCGGATATATCTCAATTTCAAACTGGTCTCCTGCTGTTATCTCTTTTAAGGCATATATAACTTTCTTTCGATGTTGAAACAGGTTCTCAATGAACCATTCATGCATGTCCTCCATCGCTTTGTTATATGCTGCCTCATAGTCATACGGGATATATTGCATCCCTCTTTTTCTTGCCATCTGACACATGCCTCCTGTTATGTTTTCGTAGACTTGTTATTATCTATTACAAGGACGATAAAAGTTCCGAAAACCCTTGATTTTATAGACCTTTTCGGTCTCTTTTCAAGTTGCTTTTTTGTGTCAGATTTGCTATAATATTTCTATCAGTTAGCGACTGACACAATCAGTCGATACAAGGACGACCACTGCAATGGTTGTCCTTTTTCTTTGTTCTCATGCTCCTGCTATGTACTGCCCCGCCATTATGACGGGGCGTTTTCATTAAACGGCTGCAACCGCCTCTTTCTGTTCCCATCTGCGACGCTCCTCTGCTTTTCCCGCTGCCTTACCCTCGGCATACGCAGACATCACCATAATGGTCATTGACTTCCCCTCAAGGTCGTCGATATTCATGAATTTTTCTGCCATGCTCTCAATTACTGCCTTTTTCTCATTTCTCGTCATTTTTCAACACCTCCTCGGATTCGCTCAATCTCTTTTTCTATGTTCTTTCCGGAATAATCTGCAAGCAGTTTTTCCGAAATGTGATACGTCCAAATTGAGGACATCTGCACCGCCGTTCCAATCGGGAGTTTTCCCTGTTGCATTGCTACCCTCACGAATTGCGGTGACACATTGAGGATTGCTGCTGCCTCTGTCGGCAATATTCGTCCTATATTCATCTTGTTTCCTCCTGTTGGTGGTTCTCTCGGTCTTTTCATCCCGTCCACCTCTTTTCCGGCAATGTACACCGTGTTTTGATTTTTCACCTTAAAAAATCAAGAAAAACCTGTTGACCATCCACGCACTTTGTAGCAGGTGCGACCGCTGCCATGTTTCCCACGGTATCGCTGCCCGATGTCTTTCGGCTTGCCATCGTCAGAGTGTCGGTTGCCGTCCGGACACTGACGGGGCGACTGCTGCCCCGTTTCGGCTTTAGTAAAATGAATCCCTCTGCATTTCGTCGTCAACTTCTTTCGGTATCGGGATAGGCTCGAAATCATCGTTTTTCCCGTTCCAATAATCAAATAACTCTTTTATGTACTGGTTCAATGCCTCTGTATTGCTCATTTCTGTTCCTCCTGTTTAATATGTACCTGCAAATCTTGGGAGGAAATATCCGAAATCTGTTGCCGGAAACTCGCTCCGATTTATGTTGTTTTGAATACCGCAGTAGTCGTGAGCAAAATTGAAATCGTCTGCACTCAACCAATCATCTAATCTCATATTGAATTTTTTGTCTGCACTCTCAACATCCATCATTGCACTCACTCTTTCGCTTGTGCTTATTTTCATTTTTTCTGCTCGTTCGCAGATTTTCGCATATTTCAAATATCTTTCTTTCATTTCTGTTCCTCCTGTTCGTTTCGTTTGAATACATTGTAATTCCGTTTGAATACTTTGTCAACTCTTTTTTGTTGCGTTTGAAAACTTTTTTATTGATTTTTGTCTTTTTCGGTGGTATGCTTTAGAAAACAGAGGAGGTGATTCCAAATGACGCAAGGCGAACGAATCAGAGAATTGCGAAAAACTTTGAAAATGACGATGGAGCAGTTCGGTGAAAAAATAGGTGTGACAAAATCCACTATTTCTAATATTGAGAATGGAAACCGGAACGCCACCGAACACATGGTCAAATCAATCTGTCGTGAATTTAATGTTGACTATATATGGTTGACTACTGGTGACGGTGAGATGTTTGTTGATACTGACGACGATTTCATCGAAAGAATTGACCGCATCATGGTAGGTGAGGACGATGCCCGCAAGAATCTTTTCAAGGCACTACTTGAGGCAAGCGACGAGGACATCGCAGCATTTCAAAGAATCATAGATTTATTTGCATCAAAAAAAGACTGACAGTCTTTCAACTGCCAGTCTCATGGGTGTAGAGATACAACACGAATTTGTATATCCTCTTGAGGATGCGTTCGCTGTGTATCTTTCCGACTATTTCGACAATAGCCTCTTTGTAATTCAAGGGAGACACCACCCCCTTTCCGAATTGCATTGTATCATATATTTCCATGATTGTGGAAATATTGAGGTTGATTTCCATAATCATGGAAATCGTTCCTCCTGCTGCCGGAATCCCGCTGCATTATGGTACAATTATTTGTATTCGGATTCAAACAGGTCGGTGATGTTCACGCCTAATGCAATCGCTATCATTTCAAGTTGAAACAATGTCGGTGACACCTTACCATTTTCGATGTTGTTTATCGTAGATTTTCCGATTCCGGATTTCTTCGATAACTCCATCAATGTGAACCCTTTTGAGGTTCTCACTTCCCACACAAGGATTTTCATTCTGCTCACCTCCTCTCTTGAGGAAAGTTTACAGAATGTTGATTTTATAAAGAAACGGAGGTGTGTTCATGAAATACGGTGTCAGAAAACCAAACATCAAGAAAAGCATTAAGGCAAGAACAACAGGAAAAGTCAAACGGCAGGTCAAAAAGGCGGTCAATCCCCTTTATGGTAAAAAGGGAATGGGAATCGTCAACGACCCGAAAAAGGCAACATACAACGCAGTGTATAACAGAACTACCGTCGGCGTGTCCGACATTGCAAAAGGATTGACGGCTGCAAACGGAAATCCTGCTGCATCCAGTTCAATAAATGCACCGCAGAAAAAGGAATGCTCTGCAAATACATACAGTGTTTGCGGAATCCTCATGATTGTTCTCGGTGCTGTCCTTGCACTTTTAGGATTGATTCTATTGCTTGTTGTTCCGGTTGCCGGAATAATTGCTGTTGTGGTCGGTGTCGCATGTGTCGTCATTGGTCGCAAGTATAGAAAAGTCGCAAAAGAACGCCGTGCAAATGAATAA